CCGACGTGGATGCGGTGGCACGGATCGTCATCGATCGCGGGCCGGGGACGCATCTCGAATGGGTTTGCCAGATACTCGGCGGAAAGAACGCGCAAGCCTCGTTCACGTTCACCAATCCGGAGGTCCGGTTCAATACGTCGATCAGCGACGGCTGGACCGATCTCCGTCCGTTCACGCCGGAAGAATGCGAGCGATGGGCGTTTCTCGGGGAGAGCGCGGAATGATGCGCGGCCTTCGCCCCCACAGCATCAAGCCGTTGGTTCGCCATAACGACCCCCGGCGATCCGAGGGCCGCAACCGGCCGCAACTCTACACGGGCCGATGGCTCCCGCGCCTTCAAGAGGCGGAGGAAGCCCCGAAGCGCATGGGCTTCGCGCATGACGCGGTCGAATGGAAGCGCCCGAGCGATTGGGAGGATTTCTGATGACCGTCCTCCTGTCCTTCCTCGCCGCGCTTCGTGCCGGCGATCTAGCCGCCCGCGCCGTGGCCGTAGGGCTGGCCGCGGCGGCTCTCCTGACGTTCGGCGCTGTGATGGTGCATTGCCATGACGAGCGCGTCCGTGCGGAGGCTCTGGCGCGTATCGAGCGCGCCAACACGGCC